TGCTTACAGCCCCTACTATATAGAAGGCAGGAAATTTAACTCATTTCCCGCGTTGGTAAAAAATACTTTACGTTTGTGGTACACATCACAGTATTTTAATAGCTGACCTGCGGTTTTACTAGATCACCATTTCACTTTAGGAAAAATATTTATTTGGGGTATATACACCCACGCGCAAATAAATTAAGCATAGGGGGGTTGGTTTCTGCCTTTATAGAGCAGGGCAGGGCATAAAAGCGGGCAGGGCGTAGGGCTATTGGCGGTAAGGGTAGGGCTTTTGGGTTACTACTCTAACGGCGCCCCCAAACCCAATAACATCTCTTTAATGTTGTGACCTTGTGCCAATTAACAATGACCTAATGACCAACCAAATCCGACCAACTGACCCAACAGACAGACAAACCAACAACCCAACATCTGCCAATTGTTGGACAGATCAAGACCAACCAATCGCCCCAACAGATACAGAAAAGAAGCTTTGTTACCCATCAGTAGGTTACTGATCAGTAAGTTACCAGGCGGTAACATAGCTCGTTTTCGTGCTCAATCTTCTTGTGTCTAGTGTGGGGTAGACACCCGCATTTTCTGCTATTCTGATCCCGTGGGAATACAACAAGCCCACAAGGAGGCAAGGATGAACAGCAAAGAAAAAGAAGAATTGTTTCAAACAATGCAAGAAGAAATTTCTAATGTAATTGCAAAGAATTTGCCAAACTTTGACAACAACATAAAAGAAGACACGTGGAAAATGTTAGAGGTTTTCTTAGATGAAACGATCCAACAACTCACAGAAGAAGAGGCAACGGCTACTTATCACGGCATAACAAAAGCGATTTGCCTTAACTGTGGAAAAGTAACAACAGACGTCACGCAACTAGAAATCCTTAATGACTTAGATCCAATCTGCCCCGCTTGTGATGTTCACGCCGTCGCGTGGCATAGCGCAAAAGGTGTAGTTGTAACAGCACAAAAGACAACAGAAGAAGACTCAGAAACCGAACGTTTCGCCATATTAGAAAAGGAAAACAACTAATGAAAAGCACAAAAGAAATAGAAATCGCGGGAACATTTCTTCAAGGTTACGTTGAAACAACTAAAACAGAATTGGTTTCTGTCTTTGGTGATCCGATCACATACGCAGACGGCGACAAAGTCACCATTGAATGGGGAATCCGTTTTGAAGACGGCACAATCGCCACAATTTACGATTGGAAACGATACGAAAAAGGAACACCCAAAAACGATGAGTTAATGACTTACAACATCGGCGGTTTGACACCCCGCGCCGTTGAATTGGTGAATCTTGCGATCAAAAACAATAAGCATTTGGAGAAAAAACTATCCTTTGCCGACTATTTGAACTCAATCCGCCCGTTCACAGTTGGACAGATGAAAGAGGCAATGGCGGGTTTGACCGATGAAACCCAAATTCTCTTTGGTGTCCACGCGGGTACCAATATGAATTCTGATTGGTTTAACGTGGGGCAAGACTATAAACGCCCCGATTTAGACAATGACTATTTGGCGCTCACTTTCTTTTTAAGTGACGATTACGACTCACGCCAATTCTAAAGACCGAAACCCCGCAAGGGGTCACGCCGTTAATCGGCGTCTGACGAGGTCAGAAACGACAAAGAAAGAGGCAAGAATGAACACGGAAACAAAGATTGAGCGTTCTTTATTTATTGAGGCGCGAGAGTGGACAGACAAAACTTACGGCAATTCCTACTTTTCCGCCCGAATTTGGGTAGACGGCGGGCAGGTAGCAATTCTCCCTTTTCAATATGGTTATGGGGATCAGTTTCTCTATGAGGCACAGAAAAAACTTTTAGAGTTGGGCTACCTACCACAAGAGGGCAAAAATCAAGGGCTTTGGTCAATTGCCGAACAAAACGGCTTTGATTTCTACAATTCAAAGACCAACACAAAGAAAGCCGAAATGTTTAAGATCTATCCAAACTATCAAGAAAGAGTTGCATAATGACTATTACAAAACGCCCAAACGGGATTGAGATTTACACCATTTACAAAGGGTATTTGGTGAGTGAGTTTTACATTGGCTACACGATCAAAGAGGCAAAGCGCCGTTTTGTTGAACAGTACGGAGAGGGCGACGAATGATCACGCGACGAGGTAAAAGGGTTAGAGGTTTGGCGATTGCCTTAGCCGTTGTCCTCATTCTGTGGGGATTGTGGCAGGTTACAGCTAACCTTTGGGCGACGCCCGCGGGTTGGTGTTGGGGATCAATGGTTGAATGCGTGGAGCTGTAATCGAAGAAGAGGGAGAGAGGGCAAGAAAAAGAGAGATTTACCTGGCGTTTGACTATCACATACCGGCTTTGTCGGGTCGGTGTGTGGTAGCCTACCACCAGGTAGGCGGCCTCTTATAATAGAGGGCGAGAGAGCACGAATAAGAGAGAGAAGGCAGGCACAATGAATAAATGCGACGATTGCGGAAGCGAGATTACGCTTACGCTAGAAGCTTATGGCAACGGGCAAATGATGAAGATTGAATGCCCACAATGTGGCACAAGTTACGACACGAACCTTGATCCAATAGAAGAGGAGGCAAGCAAATGAGCGAGATTTACGATATGAATAATAACTGTCTTAAATGTGATGAATATATGTATGACCAACACAAAAGAATGTGTGAATTTTACGTAGATGAAACCTATTTAGAGTTCATTAAAAGAATAGAAAAGGTAGCTCGATAATGGGAATGTGGGACGACCCCGAAATGGTCAAATGTATTTCGTGTAACAGAGAGTTTGACCGCAATAATTACCAGTCATATACCTGTATGAACTGTGAGAGTGGAGTAGTAGAAAGGGTAGACGAATGACCGAACCAACGAAAGAATACTGGCAAGCCAAAGCACAACTTTGCGAGAAGGTGGCTATGGATCAGTTACTACAAGCTGACGCCGCGGGCGCAATGAAGAACCTAGAGCGTATGGTCTACGCACTTAGTCGAGTGGGTATCACGAACGAGAGAGAGGGCGACGGCAATGAGTGATGTAATTAGTTTCCATCCAAAGATATCCCCTTTATTTACCTTTTACGAGGTAGTAGATGATGAAGGTCAAGCCATTTGGGGCGGTAAAGACCCGATAGAGGCAGTTAATTGGCTACGCCGTAGCCGTATGAACTCACGCCTATTGGTATCAGGGTGGGACACAGATGACGAGGACGCGATGTTGGTTGGACAACCAGTAGACATAACCAAGATTGTATTTGCTACCTTGGCAGGTGTCTTATGATCCTTGGAATTATCGGTGTAATGGTAGTCTTCTACCTATTGTTAGTAGCTGAGGATAAGTTAAATGACCGATGAGCTAGAGAAGAGAATAGCCCAAGCCGCAAGGCGAGCTGTGCAACACAGAAACTACAGAAGGGCAAGAGATCGTGCTCTTGCCAGGTTGGCTCACGCCTACCCCGATACCTATAAAGAACTCTTAGCGGTAGAAAGGCAGTTTGATGAGCAACAAGGTAAGAAGTGGCTTGATCTTAGCGGCAGTACTGGTATTAGTGTGGGTATTCATACCCGCGCCACCGGTGCAGACAATCTTTACACATCACCATCCGAAAATTACAATAGTCAAAACCAAAGCTACAATGGAGGAGAAGCGTGAGAACAAGGCACTTATCGTTAGTTACTCACGAGCACTCGGATACAGTAAGAGGGAGCGAGCCTGTCTTATCTCCCTATGGACCCGTGAGAGCAGGCTTGACCACTACGCAGACAACCCAAGATCAACAGCTTTCGGAATTGCTCAACTCCTTAGAGAACGTAGTCGAGAACCTGAATTACAAATCCTTCACGGCTTACGATACCTTGAACACCGCTATCGAGGCAGTGCGTGCCGCGCTCTTGCCCACTCAGACAGACGAGGGTGGTACTAAATGATTACCGGTGTATCACTATTCGCTGGTGTAGGTGGCTTCGACCTAGCTATGGAACGCAACAGCGTGAAAGTTGTAGCCTCTGTTGAGATAGATAAGAAATGTAATGAAGTGCTGGCAAAGCATTTCCCTGACGCAAAACAATTTGATGATGTAACTACTGTGAAAGGAAGTGACTTAATTGGAGCAGGATTTAACCCAAGCAAAGGAATTATTGCAGGAGGATTTCCCTGCCAAGACCTCTCAGTCGCTGGCAAAAGGGCTGGTCTTGCTGGCGCACGAAGCGGGTTATTTTGGGAGGCTGCAAGAATTGTGGAAGAAGCGCAAAGCGAGTACTTCATCCTTGAAAACGTCCCTGGTTTGTTATCAAGTAACGAAGGAAGAGATTTTGGAGTCGTCCTCGGGACGATGGCCGACCTCGGGTATTCTGTCGGATGGCGTGTGTTTGATGCTCAGTACTTCGGAGTACCCCAGCGCAGGCGTCGTGTCTTCATCGTTGGCAGACGTTCTCTTAACTCAGGAAGTCCAGCAGAAATACTTTTTAAGTCAGAAGGCTTGCGAAGGAATCCTTCGTCGAGCAAACAAACGGGACAAGACACTGCCGCCAATGCTACAAGAGGCACTGGAAAAGCAGTCCTCGGTAGTGGAAAAGATATAGCAAACTGCATACCAGCTGAGTTGTATCATCACGGAACAGTTGTTAATCAAGACGCTAACAATGGACACGTAGTAATTATGGATCCAATAGTTGGAACCCTTCAGGCTCGTGACTATAAAGGTGTAGGTAACCAATATGTGCAGGAGAATAAACTTGTGGTTCACGAAGAGTAGGCGAGCACAAAATGTTGACGACTACGAAACGTGGATTAAAGGGGGGGTTATGCCTACTCTAAATGCTTTTGATAATGGCGACATACGAAGCACTGTTATTATCTTTTATGGTAATCGAGTAGACGATGTACGTATCCAGGATGGCGTAATTAACACGCTACAAGCACGTATGGGAACAGGTGGAAACAATATGCCAATGATTGCTCACGCTATTCAGGGTACCGTGATAGGCCGCAGTGATACTGCAGGTCCAGCTGGTAAAGGGTATGGCGAAGCCGATGATCCAATGTTTACTATAGATACAGTAGGAGGTCACGCAGTGGCAACAGAAACACAAGTACGTCGCCTTACACCCCTAGAGTGTGAGAGGTTACAGGGTTTTCCTGACGATTGGACTGCTGGTCAATCAGACTCAGCTAGATATAAGCAGATGGGAAACGCAGTGGCAGTACCAGTAGTTGAGTGGATTATCCAAGGAATAGTTGATACACTAATCTAGCCTCTCTGTTCCGTCAGTAAAGCCTCGCCCCGCCTTCGGTGGGGCTTTACTTTTTCTTAATCCAATACTGAGTGTTAGAAACTATCAAATCAAACTCGTCCTTGTGTCGCTCAGCAAAGAGGAGGATGCCAGCTTTAGGCGACTGAGAGGGAGGCAAGTCAGCGCCCCACGTGAGGTCATCGAACGCCATAATGCCACCAGACTTGAGTAGAGGCCAGCTTAACTCAGCGTCCATCAGGACACCTACTGTTGTATGGTCTGCGTCAATGTAGATAAAGTCAAACGATTCTGTAAAGACTTCACGTATACGTATAAGGTAATCATCAGTACGCATAACAACGGATGTAATGGATAAGTCTTTTACTTTATCTTTATACACTGAGTAAACATCATTAAAGTCCATAGAGTGGTGTGCTACTTCATCACTACCTTGCCACGTATCAACATCGAATAGGTGAGATGAAGGGTCAGTAAGTATGTTCTTCATTAGCCACACACTGGCATCGCCAGTAAAGGCACCGAGCTGGAGATACTTCAGGTTAGGTAAACCAGCATCTTGTATCAGATAGGTAGCAAAGTTAGGCTGAGCACCGGTAGCAAACCAATTAGGATAGTCGGACACGTTAACCTCCAGTAGAATAGAAGCCAGGTGCGTTAAACTTGATACCACCTACGCCATAGACACGATCCATAGGAGTATGGCAGTCAAAGCAGATAGGTGCATTAGCCTCAGCGTGGATGCTGCGCTCAACGCTTAGTTCACACTTGCAGGTATCACACTTGTAATCATAAATCATAACTTAATAGCCTCACCTATCTCCAAGTAACCGACTATCTTTTGTACCTTAGCCTTGTTCTCGAAGTCAGTAGTAGCAGGCATTAGATGTGTTACCCACTCTGGTTCCGGTATCTCGTTGATATCAAAGGAGTAGATGCCAAGTGGAGTGGAGTTAATGTAGAACGGAAGCAAGTTGTACTGCACTGCTAGTTCTATTAGCTTGCGGTACTTTATCTGCTCAATGAGCAGGTCTGCGTAATGTGTAACCCTGCACTTGAGTTCAATGAAGTGACCAGCCTTGTAACTGATACAGTCAAAGGCATCATAAGTACCCTCACTCTTAACCAAGTCAGGGTAGATATCTTG